TTCTCTCTCCCCAGACGCCATCGACCCCCGGTTGGCATGGGATGCCGACTACCTGCGCCAGTTCGACTGGCTGGCCGACCTGGCCGACGTGCCCGACGACGCCTCGCCGCCGGTGATGATGACCCCGGTGCCCGCCGACGCGGTGGGCTCCTACGGCTGGCTGGCGATCCCCTGGATCGAGAAGGTCGAGCGCAAAACCCTGCGCTGGTGGCAGCGGCTTTCGCTGGTCCGGCAGCTAGAGTTCCGCGCCGATGGGTCACTGTGCCATCGCCGCAAGATCGAGTCGGCCCCACGCCGCGCCGGCAAGTCGGTCGGACTGCGCGGCGGTGCGCTGTGGCGGATGGAGCACGGCGAGCGGCCGCTGTCGACGCCGTTCGGTGAGTTCGTCCCGTTCGGCGAGGTGCAGACGGTCATTCACACCGGCAGCGACATGGCGATTTGCCGCGAGATTCAGCGCGGCGCGTGGCGCTGGGCTGAGGGTGTCGGCTGGACGGTGACGAAGGGCAACGGCAAAGAGGCGGTGGAGACCCCCGAGGGTGCCCGCTGGCTGGTCCGCGCTCAGGATGCCGTGTACGGCTACGACGTGTGCCTGGGCATGGTTGACGAGTCGTGGGACGTGAAGCCCGACACGGTGAGCGAGGGCATCGACCCGGCGACGTTGGAGCGTTGCAATCCGCAGGTGGTGCTCACGTCGACCGCCCACCGTCGAGCCACGTCGCTGATGCGCTCGGAGCTGACCGCGGCGATGGCGCTGGAAGACCCCGAGACGCTGCTGTTGTTGTGGGCCGCGCCGCTCGGTTCCGACGCTTCCGACCCGGCCGTCTGGCGCGCCGCGTCGCCGCATTGGACCGAGGATCGGCACCGGCTGATTGCCGGCAAGTACCGCAAGGCGCTGGCGGGCGAGGTTGACCCCGAGGCCGACGACCCCGACCCAATGAAGGGCTTCGAGGCGCAGTACTTGAACATCTGGCGCATCCGTGAGCCGCGCCAGGTCGGCCGGCCAGTGGTCGACCAGGAGTCGTGGAGGCTGCTCGCGGTCGAGCCCCCCGACGAGCGGCCCGACGTGGTGGCTATCGAGGGATGGTTCGATCAGGGCGTGTCGGTCGCCCGTGCGTGGGAGACCGACGCCGGGGTGGTTGTGTCTGTGGCCGGCGCTCCCGATGTGGTGTCGGCCGCCGCTCTGGTGGCTTCATACCGTTGCGCGGGAACCGTGCTGGTCGGGTCGTCGCTCGCGCCTCATCCGGCCTGGCTCGATGAGGGCCTGTCGGTCGAGCCGGTTTCGCAGCCGTTGAAGGCGGCCGCTGGCGAGTTCGCCCTGGCGATCAAGGAGAAGCGTTTCCATCACGCCCGGTCGGGGCTGTTGACCGAGCAGGCGTTGGCGCTACGTGTCGCTGATGGCGCTGATGGCGTGCGCGTCGTCTCGAAAGAACGCTCCGATGCCGTGAAGGCTGCCGCGTGGGCGGTGAGACAGGCGTCGAGCGCATACGACGTGATGCAGTCGATGCTCTAGAGGGGGGTTAGATGAAGCGCTTTTGGAGCGTGCTAGAACTCCTGGCCCTGGCGGCGATCACCGGCGGCGTGTCGATGTGGTCAATCCCGGCCGCTCTCATCGTGGGCGGCGTGCTCATGTTGGCATTGTCGTGGGCGGTGAATCACCGATGAGCCTGCTTTTCGGACGCACTGAGATTCGCGCCATCGACGCGACCAGCTTCGGCTGGTCTGATGACATGACACCGATGGGTGCTCAGTCTGCGCTCTACGTGGTGCCTGCCTATGCCGCGATCAAGATCATTTCTGAGGCGATCGCTTCGTTGCCGGTTCACCAGTACAGCGACCGCAACGGGGTCAAGGCAGCGGTTCCGCTGTGCAGGGCCATCGACTCGCCGGCGGACGGTTCGTTCCGGTTCGACTGGATGCAGCGGCTGGTCACGTCGCTACTCACCAATCACGGCGCGGTGGGCGTGCTGTCCGGTTTCGACACGGGCTGGCCGACCGGCTGCACGTGGGTGAATCCGTCCCGACTCACGGGCGAAATGGTCGGCGGTTCACCGCGGTACTGGCTGGACGGGAAGCCGATCAGCGACCGCGAACTGCTCTACATTCCGTCGATGGCGGTACCGGGTCAGGCGCTGGGCGTGTCCCCGGTCCGGCATTTCGCGGAGACGTTCAGTGCCGCCCGTGAGGCGCAGCGGGCGAATCGGGCGTGGTCGAAATCCCGCGCCGTTCCCGGCTCGACCTTGCAGAACACCAAGCAGACGCTCGATCAAAAGACCGCTGAGGTTCTCGCAGACCGGGCGCTGGCGCGCATCCAGAACGGTAAACCGTTCGTGTATGGGTCGGACTGGAAGTTCGACGTTCTGTCGCTCCCGGCGGGCGACCTGGCGTTCCTCGAGAGCATCAAAGCCAACGCGACGCAGATAGCGGCCATCTACAACATTGCGCCGCAACGGATCGGCGGGAACGTGGGCGACAGCCTCACCTATGCCACGGTGGAGGGCAATCAGCTGCGGTTCCTCACCGACACCATTCAGCCCTGGTTGGCGAAGATCGAGGAACCTCTCAGCCGTCGCCTGATGCCGCGACCGCAGTACCTGAAGTTCAACGCCGACGCCGTGGTGCGGATCGACACCAATACGCGGATCGCACTGTATCGGGCGTACCGCGAAATCGGCATGCACAACGTCGACGAGCTACTTGCCCTGGACGATCAGCCGCCGTTGCCGAACGGTCAGGGCCAGTCCTACGCGCCGTTGGCGCTCATCCAGAAGGGAACCGCCGATGAGGGACGTTGAGACTCGTTACCTCCCGACACCTGTCGCAATCCGGCAGGACGGCGACGGGGTGAAGCTGGGCGGTTACGCCTTGCGCTACATGAAGCTCAGCCAGAACCTGGGCGGGTTCGTGGAGCAGATCGCCCACGGTGCGCTCACCAAGACGCTGCGCGACGGCGGCGATGTGGTGTGCCGCTACCAGCACGACGACCGCTACCTGCTGGGCCGCACGTCGGCCGGCACGCTGCGCCTGGCGAACGATGAGGAAGGCCTCGACTACGAGGTTGACATGCCTGACACCAGCTACGCCCGCGACCTGATAGTGCTGGCCGGGCGTGGCGACGTTCGGTATTCGTCGTTCGCGTTCCGCACTATCGCGGACGAGTGGAGCTTCACCGATCAGGGGTTCCCGCTGCGCACCTTGACGAACATTCAACTGGTGGACGTGGCCCCGGTCGTGACGCCCGCCTACCTGGACACCACCAGCGGGCTCCGGTCGCTGGCTGATGCCCGTCACCTTGACTTCGATTCGGTGCATGCCGCTGCCGAGTCGGGCCGTCTCGCGGAGGTTCTGCGTGGCGGTCAGCTGATCCCCGATGTAGCGCCGAGCGAAACTCACGCTGCGCCGGTGGGGCTGATGCGGCAACTGGGCGCGTGGCACAGCCGCCGCCCGTTCTGAGGCCGGGCGAAACCCACCTCGAAACAACATCAGTCGCCCGACCAACGAGAGGAAACCATCATCATGAGCGACTTCATTGCCAAGCTTCAGGAGAAGCGGGCGAACATCTGGGAGCAGGGCAAGGCGCTGCTCGACGCGGCCGAGAAGGAAGGCCGCGAACTGACCGCCGAAGAGGCCGATTCGTTCCGGAAGATGAACGAGGACATGGACGCCCTGGGCAGCCAGGTCACCATGCTGGCCGAGCGTGCCAAGGCCGACGAGGACATGCGCGCCGCGTTCGAGACGATCGCCTCTCGCAAGGAAGAGCGGCCGGACGGGCGCGAGGGTGACGATGTGGCATCGGAGTTCCGCAAGCTCGCCAGCGGCGAGTCTCGGGGCTTCAACATGTCCGCCGCTGAACTGCGCGACCTGACCAAGGGCACCGCCTCTTCGGGCGGCGCGACCGTCCCGACCGGCTTCTACGGGCAACTGTGGGCGCATCTGATCGAGACCGCGCAGTTGATGAACTACGTGACGGTCATCACCACGGACGGCGGCAACCCGATCGTGTTCCCGACGACCACCGCGAATTCTTCGGCGGCGCTGATCGCAGAGAACACGACCATCACCGAATCGGATCCGGCGTTCACCAGCCGCACCCTGTCAAGC